AATAGGGTCTGTTATATAGTTAAGACTATTGACAGTACCTATTATTTGAAAAGTTTTTCCCGAGAGTTTTTGTCTTTCCTGCTCTCGTTGTTAAAAAGGATTGACGAAACAAAAAGATTTATGGAATTTTGTCTTTATAAAATTTCTTCTAAATTAGCTAGTGATACACTACGATTATCGCTGTATGCAGTTAGTCTTGCCAGGAAAACCTGCTTAAGCAGTTGTTAATCTATGTGTAGTATCTAGCTAATTTATTCTTTTTGTCGGAAGTATCTTCTTGATGCTTCGACTTATCTGTTTTTCAGAGGGAAAAATGGATAGCCTTCTTTGTAATTCTAGTGTCCGGTTGAATACATTTAACCATCGGAATTAGCACGACCCTTTGATATATCTTCCTGAAGCTCCAACGCCATGGAGCGTAACAGAGATGTTTTCAAAGCAACAAAGTGTGTTGATTGCCTGTTATATATGTAGTATATACTGCGGATTTTAATTGCACTAGTTGAAGAAACCCCGGTTACTAATCAGTATGGCACCTTCTCAATCAAAATTAAATCAAACTAAATTCTTTATTTTTTATTTTAAAACTGGAGAAGTCAAGGAAATCTCTAAAGCCTTGTTTTCCAAATTATCGTATCCCGTATTGGTAATACGAGATGCGAAATTTAGAGTAGTGGGTTGTAACTCTAGGTCAGAAGCTCAAGGGCGTTTGAGTGGATTTAGACCTCAGGGTTTATTTTCCGCTACATCTAAAGTTTTTTCTGATTTGACCTCACTCGGTTCTATTGTAATGTCCGCGCTTAGTAAGATTTCATCAGTTAGTAAGAGAGACATTTTGATGATAACGTCTGCTTTTATTAAAGTTGTTGACATGTTTAGAACTCGCGAGCTGTCTCCTTTATCCTTAACAAGTGTGGTTTTGGACCTTTATTTGGTTTATACTACATTTGTTAAGTTTGAACCTCAAGGACTAGAATGCTTAGCCTCTCTAGCCTGCGCCAATTTTATTCCTGATAAACTTTTTTCAATCATTAAGAAAAGTCAGTATTTGTCTTCCGTGAAAGTCTTAGATGATTTATCTTACTTCCATGATTTTATTATATCTATTGTAGAGGCATTTGAGTGGATGATAAGTAAAATCCCTATACCTGATACTTGTAGAGATTTTCTAAATTCCGTTATGCTGACTTTCCGTAATACGTCTGATCATTTGCTGATTAGAGATTTGGAATTGGTTCTCAAGGCTTCTAAAGACTGTAAAGTATTTTTAGATTTGTCTTTTAGAGAAAAGAGTAAAAGATTAAACCAAAAGTTTGAGGCTTCACACGCTTTGAAAGAGTGGACTAGGCGTTCTACAGCACTCCAAAGTATAGCTCAGAGATGGGTTAGGCACATGAAAGTCATAGAGGCTTACGAAGATCCAGGTAGGGTTGAACCTACCTGTTTTGTATTTGAAGGTCCTCCTGGAAAGAAAAAATCAGTGGTAATGAATGCTGTTGTAGAAGCTTTGGGTGAGCCTTTCTATGCTCATTGTGTTAAAGCAGTGATGGATGGTAAGGATTTTTATGATAATTATAATAATGAGCCCATTTTTTACATGGATGACGTTGGGCAAAATGGCGTTTCGCAATGGAGACCTTTAATGAATATGGTCTCTTCTGTGAAAATGCCGTTGGATTGTGCAGAAGCACAAAATAAAGATACTAAATTTTTTAATAGTACAAAGATTTTTGCCACAACTAATCGTTTTCAAACTTTAAATTTAGCTTTGACAAAACAGGATTGTATAGATGATATCCAGGCTTTATGGCGACGTGGATATGTGTTTGATTTCTCGCAAGTAGTTTCAACATCTAATTTTGTATCTGGAAGATTAGTGTTTAAGTATTATAATATGGACACTCAATCTTTTGTGCAGGCGTTTCCTCCAGCCTTTGTAAAAGAGATGAAGCGAAGATCTTGTTCGTTGAATCCTTATATAGATATTGAAGATAGGTCGCAACTATTGGTGTGGATTTGTAAAATTGTTAAAATATTTGATTTGATGAAGAAAAATTATGCTGATGAAAACCGCCTAACTCTATCTGAGCGAGACATCATTAAGAGTGAGCTTGCTAATTTGGAATTTTTAGACGCACAAGGACAAGAATCATATTTTAAAGATGTTGTTGAGTCGTATATAGCTGATTATATAGCTTTAGTTACAACTTACGCTTTCTCTTTAAAGAAATTTGTTTGTGAGAATGCTTGGTGGTTTGCAGCTTTAGGTATGATAGGTTTAGGCCTTGGTGCTGTATGGTGGTTCGATGATAAGATTTTGGAAAGTGATGATGGTTTTCGTTATATTTCTGGATTTTATGAAGAGAATGATGGCACAAAGAAAATGGTTTCGGTAAGCACAGATGGAGTAAACAGATTTTTTGATAGCGACGATGTTAATTCTACTAGTGGTAAACCAGCGCTTTTTGATATGTATATAAACCCTAAACAATTAGATTATTTGTTGGCAAAAGAGATGGAAGGAGTGGACTTTAAAGAGCTTTTTAAACCGGAAGCTTTTAAGTTTGATCCCTATAAAGCGCACAATAGTGTTCTGCATATTCAAAAATTTGTTAAGAATGTTAGCGTTAAAGGCTCCAGGGGTTCTATATCTATGAGAGCGTTGATATCGGGTCGTTCTATAATTTTACCTTCACATGCTTCCGCTGATGATGAATTTTCTATTATCATTTATGATGATAAAGAGAATAATAAACGATTAGTAGATGGTGATTTGGTTAAAGTGGTTTATAGAAACGATGAAGAAGATGTTATGGTGGCCAAATTGCGTGAGTCTTACCCTTCTCCTTTTAAAAATCTATCTCACTGGTTTAAACCCAGTGTTGATTTTAAGGAAACTGCTTTCGTTGTATCGTCTGAGATTTTAGCGTCTGCTGGAACTTTTAAGCCGAAAGCTAATTTTACTTATGGAACTGGGAATGATTGGTGGACTGTCACGAATGCCTTCATTTATAAATTGCAATTTAATGGGTTGTGTGGATCTGTTATTTTTTCCCCTATTGGAGGTGTTTTTGGAATGCATGTGGCTGGAAGTGCTTCATCAAATATTGGAGTGGCGATGGTTTGGTCTGATAGCACTAGGGTTGCGATCGGGAAGGTTTTAGAGGATGATAAAAATCTATTACCCATAGATTATAAATCCTATAAAAATCCGAATTCAAGTGTTATTAAATTAGATAAGAATATGAATTTGAGTGCAATAACAAATTCAAATATTGGACCTTCTCCTCTGTATAATATTTATCCTATCAATCGATCTCCCGCAAAATTAGACAAATATGGAAGGTTTACTGTTAAAGAAGTCGGTAAGGCTTCCTTTGCTATTCCTGGTTCTCCTCCACTGAATGAGTTGAATTTTTCGAAAGAAGTAGTATCGACTATGTTTGGTGATTTTTCAGAATTACCGTGGGAAGAAGTCGTTTGTGGGAATTCTTTACTTAATAGATTAAATAAAGATTCTTCAAATGGGTATGCGTGTTATCCCGAGAAGGATAAATACATTGACTTTGAAAAAGGTGAGTTAACGAATTATTGTAAAGAAGAAATTGATCGCTTTGAAAAAGCTGTTCTCACCGGTACTATGAAAGAAGAGGATTGGTCTAAGTTAATGTGGGTCGAGTGTCCTAAAGATGAGGTAAGAAATGATTCTAAGGAAGGAGTGCCTAGAACTTTTAGAGTGGGAACCATTATTCAGCAGATATTGGCAAAGCGATATTTTGGAAAATTTGTGGAATCCGTTTTAAACAATCGTGATTTCAATCAGGTTATGGTTGGGATAAATCCTATTAAGTATTGGCCAAAAATTTATGATAAGCTTTTGCCTGGTAAGGTTTTCGCAGGTGATGTTGCTAAGTGGGATAAAGGAATGGTTCCGGAATTTCAGAGAGCTTTATTTGATGTGATACTTTCAAAATATAAAGGCTCCAATGTCGCTGTTGCTTCGATTGTTTTAGAATGTTTAATTCATTCTTTGGTTATTATGTTGGATGATTTATTTTTGACAACTCATTCATTAGCCTCAGGTCATTTTTTAACGGCTATTTTTAATAGTTTGATCAATAGAATGTATACGGCGGGTTGGTATTTCCGTTGTTTGACTAATAACGGCCTGAAACCTAGGGTTCATGAGTTTTTCCAAGATGTTATGGATTTTGTGTACGGTGACGATAAGTTGAACTCTATTTATCGTCATTCAGAAATTCTGAATGCTATAACAATGAGGGAATACTTTGAATCTCTGGGTCTTGGTTTCACGGATGCTTCTAAACAACCTATTGTGCATCCTTTTCAAGATATATCTGAGGTTTCTTTTTTGAAGAGATCTTTTAGATATCACAGCAATCTTGGAAAAGTAGTCTGTCCTTTAGAATTAGACGTTTTGCAATCAGGTCTGTCTTGGGTGGATCATACGAAAGATATTCAATTGGTAATGAGAGCTAAAATAGATAATTATCAGCGTGAAATCTTTTTGCATCCTGATAGAAAATTTTTGTTGTTGGATTTTAAAAAGAGGTTATCTAATTATGGAATTGAGCTACAAGAACTCCCTTTTCAATATCTTATGAAGCTTTATTCAGAGGATTCAGACTATGAGCCCCCTTTTGGGTCAAATTTTTGTATTTAATTCCATAATTTATTTTATTTTATATAGTGTATGCGTTTATGAAATTGAGTTGCGAGCTCCCGTAGTTCAAGCGCTTATGCACTATATTTTTGTAGGTTTTTTCTTACTAAAATTTTTGGAGTGAACGGTGTTAGGTGATTTTATAGTGGTAAGCACCCTCCGTTTTAAAATAATAAACCCACTACAAATAATAATAATAATAATGTTACTAATAATTTGGACACTTATGATGAGGATTTGACTTACATGAATCAGAATTTGCAAGGTATAACTAGTGTTAATACCATAACCTCAAATTTTTATTCACAAGTTAGAACTCGTTCTGTTATAGAATCTGATTTTTTATATGATAAGAAATATAGGATAACAAGTGTTGATCCAGCACTTAAAATGGATTTTTCTAGAATTTTAAATAAGCCTTATTTTATTAAAAATATAACGTGGAATACCACAGGGACGCAATTTTCATTGCTAGATGTAACAAGAATTCCTCTTGATATTTTTAACAATGCATTAGCAAAAATTCCTTTCGAATCATCAACACTATATAGGGCTAAGATGTCGGTCCTATTGCAGGTAGCTGGCACACCCATGCACCAAGGTATAGTGCTAGCGGCAGCGATGCCTGTAGGATACGCATCTGATCCTCTTTCAGTAGGATCTAAGCAACTTGTAAACTCGCTTATGGCTGCTCCTCATGTATTTTTAAACGCTAATGAACAGACTTCAGCGCGTCTAAGAGTTCCATTTTATGTCAATAGTCTGTTAGATAAAACGGATTTGGATAGAACTACTTATAATTTGAATTTCACTGGAACGGATTATTCTGAGGTAGTGATGATGGTTTTGAACCCTCTTATTGCTCCAACTAGTGGGTCTACATCTGTTAGTATTTCTATGCATGTGGTTTTTGATGATATGGAATTTTATGCACCGCATACAGATGTATCATATGTCCCCATCCCAGATCCTCCAGCAGATTTAGAACCACAAGGTTTTATTGATGATATGAAGGTAGCCGGAACTAGAGCAATAGATGGTGTTTTTTCCACGGTTAGAAGACTTTCGGGAGATTTACTTGATGCAGCTAGATCTGGGATCAGGCAGTATACTGGTCTCCATTCTCCTAATTATCCTATGCTACAATCAAAAACTTATGTACAGAGTAGAAATGTTGCGAATACTACAGATGTTCCTGTCAGATTTGATAAGATGGACAATTTCGCGAATTATGATAGAGTTGTTAAAGATTTTATATTTGAGACTTCTCAAGATGAAATGGATATAAAATATTTAGGTACGAAACCGCAATATTTGGGGACTTTCGTTGTGAAAACCACAGATCCCTCTGGTACCCTTTGCTGGTCTAGACCCATTACACCAGCTCAGCAATTCGATTCTACTAGTTATGTCAATGCATTTTCTGAGACGATTAAAAGTAGTACATTTACGAATATCCCTCAATTACTTTCCATGATACACAGGTATTGGAGGGGAGGTATTAAAATTCATTTACAAGCAAACATGAGTAACTTTCATTTTTGCAAATTAGCCTTAGCGCGTGATTATTCTGTGCGCGAGAAGGCGATGTCTTCTTATCCAACTTTTGAGTCTATTCCTAATTTGATGACAGAGTTTTTAGAATTTTCAGCAGGTGGTCAAATACAGACTATTGATTTGCCGTTTGTATCTCAATTGTCTCAGCTTCCATGTGCGATTGATTGGGATACTAATATTTCCGAGCACGGAATGTATTATATTTATTTAAATCAACCGCTTGTGACTAATGGTTCTGTAGCGACTTCAGTTTCCTTTAATGTTTATATTTCTTTAGATGAGGATTTCCAATTCTTCGGTTATAATGTTAATCCTTTACGAATTAGTTATCCTAATGTATTGTCAAAGATACCCACTGAAGATCCACCTGAAGAACCCTTGTTATTGGAAGATGCACCTCTTATAGATTTAGTCCCTCAAGCAACAGCTCCTATAACGGAGAGTACCCAAGAGGAGTTAACAGCTTCCCCTTTGGATAATCCTAGTGTGAGTTGTCCTGACTTTAGACCTGTAACAAATATGCGAGACCACATACGTAGGTTTTATAAAGTATTTAGGCGTGGGTATTCATCGCAATCAATCATAGATACGCAAGGTCTAATTGTGTTGGATGTTGCTGATTTATTAGGCCAAAGAGCGCAATTGATAGCATCTCCCGTTACTGATACAGTTGCAACCACTCTGGATTTGTTATCCAAGATGTATTTGGGATGTTCGGGCGGCGCGAGGTTTAAAATTGTGGTCTCTGGTTGTTCAACAGCTAGTGCTTGGTATGTTCCTCCTGGATTTATTGCCAATTCGGCACCTGGTGGAGATGCTATATTTGTTTCTTCGGTCCCTCGATCTCGAACAACCACTACTAACGCTGTTACCACTAATGCTCTTATGTACCAGAATTTGATTAGTTCATCTTCTTTGGCGGATTCCGGTTTTTCAGTTCAATGCCCTATAGTAGAGAGAGCAAATTATTCAAAACCAGGATATTTTAGCGCATATAATACAACGGGTGGTGATGTAGCGTATATTCCAGAATCCACTAGCGTTATTGAATTCGAAGTGCCAAATATGAGTCCTTATAAATTTTATGGAGATGTTTCTAAAGTTTCTAGGGTCACTAATAGCTTTTATGCTCAATCTAGCACGTGTGCTCTGGGTCATATAGTTATTTTTATCCCACCAACTGCAGTAACAAATAGTACCGTGGTAGGGGCCAACGTGGCTGTTTTTGCAAGTTATGACGATGTTGCGCGTCATGGTTATCAAGTTTTCGTTCCATCAGTAATATATCCAGCTTATTTAGATGATATTACTTCTCGGTTTTTGGGAACCGATTTTAATTCTCCTCCAGGGTTAACTCCTGCTGGACCTCGTTCGAATTTAGCAGGAACTCCTGGTACTTTTTTCTATTACAATTTTTATACTAAATCTGTTTAATTTTTGTACGTAATTTTTCCTTTTTCCTTTTATAATATGAGTGTGTGCGACTAGCACTCTATTTTTTGTATTAATTTTTGTCGCACGATGTTTTTGTTTTTTCTTTG